ATGAACAAGCTATAGAGTCCAGAAGTTGTTTGTCCGTTTTTATTTCTTTTATTAACGTCGCTATTGTTGTATAATTTTCTAAAGTTTCCTCCACCTTTGTCTAGTGCATTTGATGTTGAGCCCATCATACATTTACCTACAACTCTTGATCCTAGCCTTAATGTAGTTTTTGTAACTCTCCAATTGTTTAATATATTATCAGGACGTTCCCATTTACCGCTTTCATCGTGAGCTAGCAGTTTTAGCTTTTCACCATCATAAGAGTTATCGCCTGTATTTTTCCAGTCTATAGTTGTGTCAAGTCCTTCTAGCTCTATATCTTTAATATTTTCTTGGAGCTTTCTACGAGTAAGTTTCGCGGCCGGAACTCTATAAGCCAGTTCAGTTTTTGGCCGGTCCATACCGTCTTGAATGGGTTTAAAAAAGAACGGATAGTTAACTGATATGGGGACAACTTTATCTGTGAACATTTTCTTGGCATCGGCACCAGACTTGGATAATATACCGAATCTAGAATCACTTGAGATTGTTGCCAAGTTGACAAGTTCTGCTGAAGCCATAAACGAAAATCCAGATCGTCTGTTTTTAAGATAGCACATTCCGTAACATCTTCTATCAGCTTTACACGCTTCCCAGAATATAAAGAATAATCTATTTGCTTCTCTATATTCAGGTGCTCCAATGTCGATCTTTGACCATTGCAAGTACATGTAATGAGTACCAGTAATATATACAATATTGCCGTTATTGTAGAAATGAAAACCTTGTTCTCTACGCTTAAATTCTTCATCTATATAGTCGTACCATTTTTCTTTAAAATCTAATGGATATTCTTCCCAATCAAATCTAGTGTTTATCCTTTGTAGTTCTTTGGGATATTTAAATTTTTCCCAATACTGTTCCTCTTTATTTTCGCTTCGTTTATACGGTTCATCGACTGCTGGTAAAGCAATGCGTAAGTTTTGAATTTCAATGATCTGTCCAATTTTACCTGTTTTACTTATTACTACAAAATCATACTCTACATTATAACCGTACTCCCACTTTTTATATCTGTTTTGCTTCTTTAATATAGAAGGATTTACAACGTCTTTTAATTCTTTAAATAAAGTTTGTTGATAACTCATTTACTTCTCCCTTCTGCAAAACCTTTAAACGTCTTAATATCTTTTGTTTTACCGTTACTTTTTAATATATCTTCTTCTTCTTCTATACGTTGTAATATTTCAAACGCATCCATAATACAAAGCTTTTTAGTTGCTGCTGCATTTTTTAAACGGTCAGCTGCTAAATCATCTGCACTTTCAGTTATGATTTTTTCTTCAGCTACTTTAATTAACTCATCAACTGCTTTGCGCCCAGCTTGGATTATATTCTTTCTCGTTTCCTTCGTATTCATGAGTAACAGCTATATCATTTGATTTCATACAATATAATCTTTCATCATTTATAATAAACTCAAATTCAGAGTTTGGCGTAAAGATTATAAGGTCTCCAGGTTTTAATCCTAAGCGTTCTAAAGAACTATTAGAATATTTTAATATACCAAAGTATTCTTTTTCTTTAGATGTCTTAAAATTGTGGTTTTCACGTATAGGCTTTACAAAACAATAATCTAAATGACATTTATCATTATACATATATATTTGATCAGCGCTGCAAAAGTACATATCATCTTTAAAATATCTAGCGCTATTTCTTTCTCTACCTTTTTGATCATACCATCTTCTAAAAATGTTATGATGTACATGTACTTTATCACCCACTTTAATACGTGAGCTATAAGCAGCTGGCACCGAAACAACAACTGCCTCCTTGCTCACAAATCGGTGGTTTTCTATAGTGGTATTAATAATAAGTGTTTTATCACCTACTTTTCTTATATTATCATACCTTTCGTTTAAAGGTTTAATAATAAAGTCATATAAACTTTTCACTAATACTTTAAATCAAATTCAACTGCTATAGCCATATTGCGATTAAATTTTTTCCATGGTAGTACTTCATTATCTTTTTGAATATATATTAAATACTCTTCTTCACCAATTATATCGCAAATAGTATGTCCACCGTAAACTTCTTGACCTACAGAATAATGCATTGCATCATTTTTATAATCAGAACCTATACTAATTTTTCTAATATTAGACATCAGCTTTTTCTAGTTTAGTTTCTTCAATAGGTGTTATAGCACCATCTTCAAGATTAATATTTACAGACCCATACTTTTTCTCAAGTTTCTTTTTTAATGAATCAACATCTTTGTGTAGTTGTTTTAATTCATCTATTTTTAAACTTTTATTTAATTCAATAGTTCCTATTTGATTATATAAGTTTCCTAATTTACTTTGTTGAGCTATAATATTTTCAAGCTCTTTCTTTGTTATTTTTTTCATTTAATTAAATTTAATTGTTGTTTGTTTTACTCTGTTATTCTCAGTGTTATTTGTGCTTCTTCATCCTTAGGAAATAATCCAGATGCACCCCCACTTCTTTCTCCTACTATTGCGTAAAATTTCCCAGCCGTTAGAGTTAAAGGACTTCCCAATGCAACTGAAGCAAAAGGATAAGTTCCGTAATTAGTACTAGTACTACCAGCACCGTTTCCAGTTATAGTAATAGCAGTTAATACAGAAGTATAACTTGAAAGAGTATCTGCTGGAAGAGTATCAAAGTTAGTATTACTTTCATAAACTTTAATTACATATGAATCTGTAGATTGCTGGGTTAGTTGGTCATCACTTAAATATTTAAAACCTACATGTGTTAATTCTGAGTTTACAAAAACTGAAAAACCTGAACCTTGATCTGAAATTCCATTTAATGTTGAACCAAAATATGTAAAGTCAAATGAAGACGTACCTAATCCATCTATAATTCCTGTTAGCATATAACTATTAGTTCCACCACTTCCTATTCCTAAGCCTGTTTGTAATTGAGTTATGTCATATATTGTGTTTGCTGTACCATCAAGACCTACTAACTTAGAGTTGCTTGTCATTGCTTGACTTGTAAATTGTGAAAATTTCTTATTTGCCATTTTTTATTATTTTATGTTGGTGGCGGTAAGCCAGGTTGTTTTCTTGCTGTAGGAGGTAAATACCCAATTGTAAGATCAGCAGGTCTAGATGATACTAGGTATTTACTAGTATCACTTAAATCTGTAGCACTTTTAACTGTCCATACTCCTAAATCTTCTACAAAGTTTTCAGTTACCACACTTATGCCATCTTCAGTTATTATGAAGTCATCATCTTCTGCAAGTACATCATATGTTGTGGTGTTAGGTACATAAGTCGCGTTCTCACCCATTCGATACCAACCTTCAAGATTATATCCATTATCTGTACTATATTTTTCTAAATCTCCGTTTTGATCCCAATCGAACAACGCGTTAGCATTGGCTGCATTTAAATAATTATTCCAAACACCAACTTCATCTATACTACCATCGAACTCTGAATTTGCTTGAGGTGATGTATTTCCTATACAAAAAGTATTAGTTTGTTGAGTATAAGATATAGTACTAGATGAAGGCTGTTTATTATTAGAAAAATCTACACCTACAGCTTTTAAAAACAATTGTACGTTTTGATCTTTAAAAGTTGCCATTATAAAGAAAACTTGATCTTTACTAGTTCTTAGATTAGTTATATTTATTTGAGCTCTTTGCGTTTGAGGATTAGGAACACTTCCTTGTCCTATTGAAAATCTTAAAAGTACCGCGTTATTATTAGGCGCTCTAGTTACATAAACAGAATATCCATTACTAAAATTATTATCTGCTTGATCTATGATCATAAAGTTTTTCTGACTTTGAGTAAAATCAAATAATGAATCTCCAAAAGTAACCCAACAAGATAATGTTAGTTCATCTGTAAACCTATAATTAGACTGTGTAACTGATCTTAAAAATCCGTCATCTCCGTCAAACAAAAACTTCTCAGTGCTTTGAAAAGGTTGAATTCCTCCGCCTTGACCTGGTAAATTAACAATACTAGGTATTGTGCTTATATTACCTATTAACATTTTAAAATAATGCTATAATGTTTGTAGCGGTTGTTGTTTTAGCCGGAGTACTG